TTTCATAAAATCTCCAAGCTCCTACACTACCAAGCGCAGAGACAATAGCAATCAAAATATGTACAGCATTTTCGCTCATATTGGTTTTAATATAAATATTCGTGTGGGCTCAACGCTTGGTATTTTATTAAAACTTCTTGTCTTAAATCTAAAAAACCTTCTATTTCTTTTAAAATTACAGGATCAAATAATAATTTTTGTGAGTAATTTAATAAAAAATACCCATCAATTGCAATCATCATTTCCTTTAACTCTTCAGCTGATGAGTTCTTCAGCAACGTAGATTCCTTGTGCTCCGCTGACTGTAATTCCTCTAGCAGAGAGTGCATCGCCGACAAAGTGGATTTGCTCATATTTGGTTAGACTTAAATTATTATAATTAACTAAGGGTTCTGGTGATAAATATTTTACTTCTGGTATATAAATTCCCCAATCATCTTTTAGTGTTGGAAATATTTTTTTCATATCCTCTATAAAATCATCTATATATTTAAAATATCCACCAAATTCTTCCCTTACTTGTTTTAGTTCATCTTCATTAATTTGAATAGCAGATACATCTATTCCTTCTGATGTTGTTGAAGGTTTACGAGTAGGGCTATAATATAAACCCGTGCCTTCTTTGTTTATAGATTGTACTACATTTCTTGACCAATCAAACGGCTTATCAATACCATTAATTTCCATTAAAATTCCGAAGTTAGTCATGTTATTTCGGTAGGCCTCATCTTTTTTGGCATGCCCATTGTAACTATGGTCTCCATACGTTTCTTCCACTGCTACGTAAGCAGCGTTATTATTTGTACAAAAAGATCTTAATGATACCCCTTTATCTTCAAATTTTCTATATAATTTAAAATCATAAGAGACATCAATTAACTTTTGAAAGTGTTCCTGTGGTGCTTCAAATCTAACACCTATTTGTACAGACTTGGGTTCAGTTGGTAATTTATACTTTTCAGCTAACTGTTTGCCAAAGTCAATTCCTGATTTACCAACCCCAAATATTAATTCATCATATAACATAATAGGTTCTTCTCCCCTATCTAACATCTTAGCACGAAGAGTATTTGTATCAAAATCAATATCTTCAACTTTTGTTTCCCATAAAAACTCTACACCATTTTCTACTAAAAAATTATACCAATTTTTACCTATTTCGTGGAGATAATCTGTACCCACATGCCATACTGGGAATAATCTTAGACCAAAATATGGTTTAATAAAATCTGGTTCTTTTATAGGATTAGAACATTGGACTGCTTCTGGTTTAGGATGAAATCGTTTAAAATTTTCAATTACTTGGTCCATTAGTTCCATTGCTTTTTCTTCACCACAATATTTTGCTAACTGTCCACCTATAGAAGTATGGTATGTCAGCTTGCCATCACTCCACCCCCCAGCACCAAGAAAACCTTCCATTACTTCACTATATTTTCTTTCATATGGGTTTTTACCCATGTCAATGATAGTAATTTTACCATCAAATTGATTATCTACTAATTTAGTAGCAGCATTTACTCCTGCTACTCCGGCTCCTATTATTATTATATTTTTTTGCATATTTACCAATTTAAAATAAAATCATTAATGTTATCTGAATACCATATAGGTAATGTATATCTTGTTCCTTTAGTTATTTTTTCAACCCCATGTTCATGTTGTACCCCATCAAAAAATATAGTAGTTCCTATTTCATTTATGGATTTTTTATTATTTTTTGTAAAAAATGTTTTTCCACCTTCATAATCTAAATTAAGATAAGTTACAGAAGTATATTTAGTACTTTCTCTAGTAGTATCTATGTGGGGGGGTTGATATGAATCAATGGGCCATTTTACTATTTCTACTAATTCAGGAAATAAAACCTTTCTATATTCTTTTGTAGCTACTTGTGTTAAATAAAATAAAATTTGTACAAAAGGTTTACTTTTCATTAAATATTGTGCTTGTACAGTTGTAGTATTAGCATGAGAAAGTATATTATTACTAGGAGATTTACTAGCATATTCAATTAAATATTGACAAGCTTCTTTAGGTAATAAATTTTTATATTCTTTAAACATATTTTTTATTATAAGACAGGAATAGCACACATTGTTGCAGATACCCTACCAGGCCTAGTTTCAATATCGAACCCAATAGTAGTTCTGTGGCCTTTATAAGGTTCTAAAACTTCTATTTTATGGTGGGCATCACCCGGTCCTATATATATTTGACCAGGCTTATTATTAATAGTCCAATTTTCAAATATTGTATTTGTTTTTTTTGGATCTATACTAACATACCCATGATAAGGGAAATCATGATTATGCCAACCTAAAGTTTTACCATCTTTATCAAAATTAATCCAAGCACTTAACCAAAAAGGTTGTTGATTATTTAGATATTTTTTAATTGATTTAGTTAAATCTTTATAAAGGTAATAAAAGCTAATACTAGTTGAAGTTAATGTAAAAATATTATATGAAATTGAATTATTACCAGTATAATGGGCTTGGGTTGGGAAATCGGGAATGTTTTCTGGATTGTATAATTCATTGATAATATTATTAGCTACATTACAATCCTTTTTAAATTGTTTGAAATTATCAAGTATAGTATTAGAGGTATATAATTTATAATTTTTCATATTTCTGTATTGAATTTAATAAATCATTATTAGAATACCTAGGACCCCAATATAAATGTTTTAATGGATCTCTTTCTATTGAATCTGTACCTTGGTGGTAAACAAGTTTAGATATCCCATAAGATAACCCACTATCAGTAGATAGAGGATCTACATATAAATTAATATTAGGAAAATGTTTTTTTATTAAATAATTACCTATAACATTCATAAAGCATCCTCCTGAAAGAACTAAATTATCTGTATCACTATAACTTAAGGCTTGTTCAACTCTTTTAATGAAAACTTTTTCTAATGATTTTTGCACAGAAAAAGCTAAATCTTTTGAAATTTCTTTATCTATATTTTGTAAATAAGGGTTTATTTTTAATTTAATACCACCTTCACTACTAAATAAATTAGAATTTCCATATATAGTATCTTGGTATAAAATAGAAGGTAATTTAGGATTTGGTTTACCATAAGATGATAATCCCATTACTTTTCCGGCATCAGATTGGTGAGGAAAACCAATAAAATTACCAATTGCGTAAAATATAAAGCCTATATCTAAATCTTCATTATAATCATGGTTATCTTTTATAATATTAGGGGAAAATTTTAAAGTATGGTTTGAATCATACCATACATTAGAATATTTTTCTTCAAAAGTATAAGGATAAGAAGCTTTATATATTCTAGTAGTATATCTACCTTTAAAATCTTCATCTGGGAGAGTAGTTGTTCCACCATAGCCATCTATACTAAGACATATTGCTTCATTAAACCCAGAGCCATAAAAGCCCGAAGCAGCATGTCCTAAATGGTGGTCTGAAAGAGGAAAGTGATAAGTAGAATTTATAGTTATACCTTTTTTAGTTAAATAGTTAGATATATAAGAAGCGTCTTGTTCTAAAGTATTATAAATTATAAGATGGTCTATTTTATTAACTAATTGAGTTAGTTTTTCTAAACAAATTAAAAACTTACCTGTATCATTTTTAATTCTACTAAATCTATCTTCTTGTAGGATTGCTTTCACTTTTTGATCCTCCAATATAGTAATAGAACGATCATGACCGGGAATTGAAATGCTAACTGTTATTTTTGACATACCTTTACTTAACCATTAAATATACGAAAAAAAAGCTGTGGCTCCAAAAATTGGGCCACAGCTCCTATAATTTTTTTAATCACGACAGGCTATGAATCTGTCTATATGTTATAAATATCTTATACTTTCAATCTTGGTAATAAATCTGAGGGGTAAGCTACCCTAATTCCATTACCTATATCATTTACAAACTCTCCTCCTGGGTAGTATTTGTAATTACCTTTAAAATCAGAAAACATTGCTGCATCAAATTTTTCTAATTCATAATATTCTTCAGCTAATTGTTTAGCTAGTTCAACTGTAAATGCGGAATGATCAAATCCTGTTGGACCTAAATAATTATTAGCATCTAAATCTAGTGATTTATACATGTCTTTAAATGTTTTATTTAATTCAGTAGCGTAGTTTAATATAGTACCACCACCTTGTAAATAAACACCTAACATTTGATTTAATTTTTTAGGCCAAGCACCACCTCCTGCTGTATTTAATTGTTCTAATTCTTTAGTTACATCAGATTCCATATCTAAATCCTTAATAAATTTATCAAGGAAGGGTTTTACTGATTTGGTAAAGTCTCCCCTATTATATGTTCTAGGGGCTACAACAGCACCAGTATTACCTGTTCTTGCTTTTAATTCAACTTCTTTTCCATCAACATTTAAATCTCCTTTACTACCTTCTTTTGCTACATTTCCAAAAAATACACTTAAAAAATTCTCTCCAGGCCCTAATGATACAGTGCCTTTAATTGAATCTTTCATTGTAGTAAATAGACTTTCTAATTCTGCAGGTGTAAAGTCTGGAATTTGGGAGTAAAAATTAGTTCCTGTTAAATCTAATTTTGGTGGGTTTTCAGCTATTTTAGCAAATTCACCTAATTTACCCATTTCACTTAATAAAGATAAGAAGTAAGTAATGTCTTTATCTGTTAAGTTTTTTTCTTTTAAATAAGGGTCTATTGAAGTGTCAAAACCTGTTGATTGAGCATATTTAAAGATTTTTTGTAATTCTTTTTCATCATCAATTCCATCAATTAAATCAACTAAATCTTGCTTACTAAATGTTTTTTTTTCTTCTGCTTCTTTTAAAATACGAAGTTTTTTAGATGGTAATTTTTTTTCTAATTTATCCACCATTTTTTTAAATCTATTAGAAGGTTTCATTTCATCAGGTTCTAAATACGTTCTTGAACCTTTAGGATCTACAAAAGGACGACCATAATCATCTTTTTCACTATCGGGGATATCATCAATATTTTCCGCTAATTCTTCTTCATCTCCTCCCGTATCACCTGTAGCTATATCCTCAGGTGTAGAATCATCTCCAGCTGTTGTATCATTTTCTTCTTCATCTTCTGGTCCTTTTGCTCCTGGGGGCATACCCATTGTTAATAGGTCTGATATTGCTTTAATAGCATATTCTTCTTCACCTAAGTTAAGTAAATAATATTTTTTTCCTTGTATTTTTGCTATATAAGAATCTTTAGCATATATTAGAAAAAAATGTTGACCATTATGAAGTAATATTTTAAAAGTTGTTGGTTTTGGAGCCATTACGTATATACCAGTAACATACTCATCAAAACTGTCTGTCATTAAATCTTCTAAAGTACCTTTTAATGAGGGGTATTTTTGTAGAATATACTCTTTTGGATCATCTTCAAATGAGACGATCTTTTCAGCTTGGGTTTGGATAAAATCCTCAACTTCTTGCTCTAAAAGTTGTATGAATTGTTTACTATTCATCTAATAAATCTTCCAATTTAACCTTATCCTCATTCATAGCATCTAATTTGGCTGTTTGTTGTTCACCATCTAAATAATCAAATGCAGAATTTAAATAATCATTTGCTTTAATAATTTTAGCTTGCCACCAATTTGGAAAATCTACTTCAGTAGGTAGTTTGTCAAATTTATCTAATTCTTTATATAACATAGAAGCCATTTTAGCTGATCTGTATAAAGTTTTCTTTAACATATCAGGTTCATTGTCCTGGTGTCCTACGTCTAAATCTTCTTTTAAAGTTTCCATATCTATATCTTGTAAACTACCACCTTTATCTTGGAACTTTTGTAAAACAAGATTAAAACTTACACCTCTATCTTTAGCTATTTCAAATGCTGCATATCTAGCCGTTGTGTTTCCATCAGATAATTTAACTAACATATCAGATAATATATCTACTACTTCAACATTAGTAGCTTCATTTATGTTTTCGTTTTTACCCATGGCTTTTTTAATTGCAGCATCTTTAGCGGCCAGGTAGTCGTTACTATCGATGTCTCCGTCTCCATCAACATCACGTTTTTTTGCTTCTAATTTTTTAGAAACTTCCTTCATAAATTGTGATAAGCTTATTTTACTCATAATATATTTTGATATAAATATTAATTAATTTTGCCAGTCGAATTTCCTTTACCACCCGATGGTCTACTTTGCACAGCTGGGGCTGATCTTGTAGGGGTACTACTTCTAGGAGCACTATAACTTCTAGATGGTGAAGAAAAATTATTTTGTCTAAAAGAAGGTTGATTAAAACTTCTTCTTATTGTATTACCAGGAGCTGGTCTAGGACTGCTCCAAATACGCATATTATTTTTTTTATCTTTTGGTGGTTTAGGTGGTGTAGGAGGTGCATATATCCCATCATTTTCTGGTGGTATAGATGTTACTTTTTCTCCTCTTTTACTATTTACATTAGTTTGGGTTCCTGTTAGACTATTATTATTATTTAAACCTCCATTTTCAGGGAAACGGTTATATCTATCATTATACCATCTATTATAATAATCTAATTGAGAATAATAATAGTTCCATCTCCAATTATAATCATATCTCCAATTATTGTAA